ACCCTATCCTTTTTAGGTGCCTCGTTTAAATACAAGGATAATCGTTGGTTGCCAAAGTACGACGCTCAGCGCCTTGCAACAACGATGGTTTACGAACAGAACGAACTGTCGTTAGCCCAGCATCTCGGAAAAGCATTTACGTTAATGGTTATGTCGTATCCGACTGATCATTTTGATGTCTTCTATACAGCGTATGCTTCTCTAGTTAACAGTGATATTGTTTATTGAAATCAAGATGACCCAACGATCCAGTCGTATGCCTTTGTTGGTGTACCATCAGTCAGCTCTATAGTTGGCTTTTATACTGGGTCGGAGGCGGATTGTTTAGCAGATCTGATGTTAGATTTTTCATCAGATCTCCTTTCTGCTTTCTAGATTTTGGAGGACAGGGTTATGATTTATCCCAAAGTGAACTTCTTTCGGGTGTGCCTATTAAACAGCACTGTTTAAAAGAAGATGTCAGCTCAAAAGAGTAAAAATCAAAGAAATCCACGAAGACGTGGTGGACGAAAAGGTCCTTCTCGCCGTGAGAACATGGAAGTTCAAGCGGTCTATAATGCTATCGTTGCCAAGAAGGCTGGCGGTGGAAAGCGCCCTCGTCGGAAGCGACAAGGACGTGGTGGAGGTTCTCAAACTAAGTTTCAGAATCGAAATGTTCATCGGTCGACAATGAAAATGTCGACCCAAAGAGGAGATGTTAAACATCTTCCCCAATTTGTTGAGCAAGTTGGTCAGCCTTTGAGCTCTGCTGCTTGGGCCCTCTTTAAGTCATATAATGTGAATCCTGGATTGGCGGTTACTTTCCCCATCGGATCTGCAGAGTGTGTCAATTGGCAAAAGTATCGGTTCAGAAAACTAGAAATGGTTTATGAACCCCTCGTTAATGAGTTTAATACCAATAACGATGGGGCTGGAGAGGTTTTAATCTCCTTCAACCCTGATGCGTCGGATCAACCGCCGTCAACTTTTGCTCAGGCGATCAATCGGAAGCCTATTGCTCGTGGTCGTCCTTGTGACTATATCTGTCTCACTGTTCCTCCTTCTTTGTTGAGGACTATGAATGATGCTCATTTTCTCCGTTTTGGAGTCCCCCCTGGTGCGTCCGATATCAAAACTTATGATATTGGACTTGTTGATGTTTCAGTTGTTGGATGCGGTACAACCGGCACGACAACTTTGGGTAACCTTTTCTGGCGTTATGAATTGGATGTTATTACTCAACAACAAGCTCTTACGGGAGCACCCGCAAATTTTTCTGTATCGTTTTTCCAGTCTACTGCTGCTCAAATGTTTACTACTGCAACTCCTGCTCTTAGTTTAAATGCAACTGCAAGTGCCAATGGTTTGGGTATTGTAAACACTGCGGGTTCTTTTGTTCCCCCTGCTGGCAATTATATTGTTAGTCATACTATTCGCGCTGGTGATAGTTCTGCTGAAGCTTTTAAAATCCAGAATGATTTTCAAAAGAATGCTGTGAGTGTGTATACTGTGGGGGGTCCTCCTCAAGTAAATATCACGGCTGTTACTGGTGTTGGAGCTGCTTGTGTCTTAGAATGTGGTGGAGATGTTTTTGTCTCCGCAAATGGCACTGATGCCTTTACGCAACTTATTTTGCTAACAGGTGCCGCTGGTACTCTTACTGGTAGTACCACTGTTCTTTGGACAGCTGTTTAGTACCTTGCTCATGAGGGAAAAACCGTGCTAAGCACACGTTAAAATGCTAGACTTAGTTAAATTTGTCGTTTGTCAACTACGCTAATAGCGGA